TGACAAGTAAAGTCAAACGAATTGGTTGTTCTAATATAAGAGATATTATGACACAGGGTAAAATGCTAATAAAGGATGAAGAAACTATAAGAGAAATGTCTACCTTTGTTGCTAAAGGAAGCTCATATGCAGCTGATCATAACTCATATGATGATCTTATGATGAACTTAGTTATGTTTGGATGGTTCACATCTACTCCATTCTTTGCAGAATCTACTGATGTTAACATGAAACATATGTTATATGAGCAGAAGGTGAAGCAAATGGAAGACGAGATAATACCTGTGGGTGTTATGCCTCAGAGTGAAGAGTCTAATCATCCGTTCGGAGCAGGATGGGAAACCTACAAATTCTGATAGGTATAAATAAGTATATTGAGTAAATTACGTATTATGAAAATCTTATAATTAACATGAAGGAGTTTAGATGGCTAATCTAGTTTCGCCTGGAGTACAGGTAAAAGAAATCGATTTGACCAATGTCGTTCCGTCAGTATCATCTACAATAGGAGCTATGGCCGGTGCGTTTACGTGGGGTCCAGCAAACCAAATTGTTACTGTTACATCGGAGACTGAATTGGTTGATAAGTTTGGAAAGCCAGATGCAAACACATTCGAAAGTGTTTTGTCTGCTAGTCAATTCTTATCTTATGGCAATAATTTAAAAGTTGCCAGAGCTGTTGGAACATCAGCTAGAAACGCTACAGTTTCTGGTACTGGTATTCTTACACAAAATTCTACTGTTTTCAGTAGTCAATCACCTGCAGCCGGAGACTGGGCGCAAGCTCGATACCCTGGTGTTACAGGTAATGCAGTAGGAATTTCGGTTCTTACAGCAGGTCAAACAGGTACAGCATGGCAGTTAAGCAATGTCGAAGGTGTGCCAGGAACGTCAGCAGGAGCCGCAGCAGTTGGTGGTTCTAGTGACGAAATTCACCTATGGGTTTATGATGTAAACGGTACAATAACAGGTACAACAGGTACTGTGTTAGAGTATTGGACTTACTTATCACAAGCTAACAATGTAAAATCTTCAGATGGTACTTCATTATATTACAAAGATGTAATTAATGCTGGATCTAAGTGGGTATTCATTGGAAACCATGCAGCAGCTTTGTCTGAAGCAGGTCAATCAGCAGTGGGTGAAACATTTGTTACTGTAGCTTCATTCTTTGTCAGCTTAACTGGTGGTATAGATGATAACGTATTAACAGTTGGTGAAACAACTGCAGCTTATGCGTTAATGGCAGATGCAGAAACAGTAGATACTAACTTAATATTCCAAGCAAACTCAGGATTGAGTGCAGCTGATAATATTACGTTGAGCAACTTTATAACTGCTCAAGCAACAGCAAGAAAAGATGCGGTAGGTTTTGTCTCTCCTGAAAGAGCGGCAACAGTAAACGCAACGGCACCAGCTACAACAGTAGCTACATGGAGAACAGCAATCACATCATCGTCTTACGGTTTTGCAGATTCAACTTCTTTATACGTGTATGACAAATACAATGATGTATATCGTTGGATTAGTGCAGCAGGTTCTATGGCAGGACTATCAGCAAATGCAGATTTAGTTGCAGATGCTTGGTTCTCACCAGCAGGATTTACACGTGGTAACGTTCGCAATGTTACTAAACTAGCATGGAATCCTAATCAGGCAGAAAGAGATGCATTATACAAGACAGGTGTAAACCCAATTGTAACTTTTCCTGGTCAAGGTACAGTGTTATTTGGTGACAAAACTTTACAAAGCAAGCCAAGTGCATTCGATAGAATCAATGTTAGGAGACTATTCATTGTTCTTGAGAAAGCAGTAAGCGCAGCATCGAAAGCGTCATTATTCGAATTTAATGATGAATTTACAAGGGCTCAATTTAGAAATATGGTTGAACCTTTCTTACGTGATGTTAAGGGTCGTAGAGGTATTACGGACTTTAAAGTAGTTTGTGATGGTACCAATAATACTGGTAACATTATCGATACTAATAAGTTTGTTGCTGATATTTATATCAAGCCTGCTCGTTCTATTAACTATATCACCCTAAACTTCATCGCCACAAGAACTGGTGTTGAATTTAGTGAAATTGCAGGAGGTAATTAAAGATGGCAATATTAGGCGTAGATGATATGAAAGCCAAACTAGTTGGCGGTGGTGCTAGACCTAATCTATTCAAAGTAACAATGGCTTTTCCAGGTTATGTTACAGCGAATGTAGAATTGGCATCTTACATGTGTAAAGCATCCTCGATGCCAGCATCAACAATAACACCTATTGAAGTTCCATTCAGAGGTCGTCAATTGAAGATTGCAGGTGATAGGACGTTTGATCCATGGTCGGTTACTGTAATTAATGATACAGACTTTAATGTACGTAACTCTTTTGAACAGTGGATGAATGGTATTAATCAACATAATGAGAATACAGGGTTAACACAACCTAGTTCTTATATGGCTGATATGATCGTTCAACAACTAGACAAAGATGGTACAGTAAAGAAAACTTATAACATTCGTGGAACATTCCCAAGTAACTTAGGTGCAATTGAACTAAGTTATGAAAGTGGTGATGTGATCGAAGAGTTTGAAGTTGAAATGCAAATACAGTATTGGGAGTCTGATAAGACAACGTAAATCATCGATATAACATAAGGAGTGCCTTCGGGCACTCTTTCTTAAGTGTTATAAATAATATTTAAGAAAGAGTGAATTAGGACTATAGGAAAAATATGGCAGAATCAAGATCATTATTTGGCTTTGAATTTAAAAGAAAGCAAATAGAAAAAGAAGTTAAACCAGTATCGTTTACACCAGATAACGAGGACGGTGCATACGAGATATCACCAACAGGTGGTTATTTTGGTACATATATGGATCTCAATGGAGATCAGTATAAAAACGATAAAGATTTAATTATGAAATACCGTTCGATAGCAACATATCCTGAAGTGGATATGGCTATTGAAGACATATGTAATGAAGCAATTACAGATGAAAATGGTGTTATCGCAAAACTAAATCTTGATAATTTAGACCAAGCAGACAATGTTAAAGATTTAATTATGGAAGAATTCGATAGAGTTCTAAGCCTAACTAACTTCTCTTCCACAGCATACGATACATTTAGACGTTGGTATATTGATGGACGTTTATTCTTCCATGTTATTATTAATCCAGCTAAACCTGATGCAGGTATAATAGAACTAAGACAAATCGATCCTACAAAGATTCGTAAGATCAAAGAGACTGAGAAGGTTAAAGATCCTAAGACTGGAGCTGAGCTTGTAAAAGAAGTTGCTGAGTATTATTTGTATCAAGATGATCAGATGAATCAAAGTGGTGAGGGATTACGTATTAATACTGATGCTATTATTCAAGTTAACTCAGGTATGTTAAACGAAGAACGCAATAAGGTTGTAGGCTATTTGAATAAAGCACTTAAACCTATTAATCAATTAAGTATGATGGAAGATTCATTGGTTATCTATCGTATATCGAGAGCACCTGAAAGACGTATATTTTATATAGACGTTGGTAATCTACCTAAAGGTAAAGCAGAAGAATATTTGAATAATACTATGAATAGATATCGTAATAAGATCGTATATGATCCTACTACTGGTGCTATTAAAGATGAGAAGGTTCATCGTAATATTATGGAAGACTTTTGGTTGCCACGTAGAGAAGGTGGTCGTGGTACTGAAATCGATACTCTTCCTGGTGGTTCAAACCTCGGTGAGATTGAAGATATTCAATACTTCCAACAGAAATTATATAGGGCATTAAATATCCCTATGAGCAGACTACAAGAAGCAGACGCATTCTCAGTAGGTCGCTCATCAGAAATTACGCGTGACGAACTTAAATTTCAAAAGTTTATTGATCGTATTCGTAATAAGTTTTCAACATTATTCTATGAAGCACTGAAGAGGCAGTTAATCCTTAAAAAGATTATTGTGCCAAGTGACTGGGTAAATATCCAAGAAGAGATAAATGTTGAATACTCTAGAGACAATTACTATGCTGAATTGAAGGATGCAGAAATTCTTCGTGAAAGAATAGAAATGGTACAAATGATGGATGAATATATCGGTTCGTTCTGGTCTAAAGACTGGGTACGTAGAAATATTCTGAAATTGGATGATGAAGCTATTAAACAGATTGCTAAGGATAACGAGAAAGATCCTGTGTCGCCTGATGATATTAATCCAGATTTAGCGAATTCAGCAATATAAACATATTGTATACACGAAGTTTACTGGAAATAAACATTTTTATAAATACTTAACAGAGATATTATGACAACAAAAGACTTAATTGACAACATAAAGACGGGTGATGCGCAAACTAGTAACAATACTTTTAATAGTATTATGCAAGATAAACTAATAAGTGCATTAGATTCACATAAACAAGAAGTTGCTTCTAAAATGTATGGAGCCACTAATGACGCTCCTGCAGTAGAAGAACCTGTGGTGGCAGCACCAACAGGGGAAACAGTAACAGATGCTGACGTTTAAAGAATCATTTAATGAAGTAGTAGAAGCTAAGCTAAAGCTCCCGAAAGGTGAAAAGGTAGCCAAGGAATTAACCAAACTTGGAAAGAAAAAAAACGTGACCGCTGTTATCACGAGCAAATTTAATCTATATATTGATGGTGTAAAGCTTGATAAATATAAAGATATAGAAAGTGCCGAAAAAGCAGTTAAAGAATTCATCAAATTAATGGGAGCGTAAATGAAGTTAATCACAGAATATACTCAGAATCAACTTAGTTACTCTATTACAGAAGCTAAGAATGGCACTAAGCAAACCTTTTTAGAAGGTGTGTTTATGCAAGCTGAGAATAAGAATAAGAATGGTAGAATTTATACCAGAGAAGTTCTTACAAGAGCCGTTGACAAGTTTGTCAATGAGCAAGTTATTACAGGTCGTGCAGTTGGTGAATTGAATCACCCTGATGGGCCTTCCATTAATTTGGATAAAGTTTCTCACAGAATTACTGAACTTAAATGGGACGGTAATAATGTGATGGGAAAAGCACTAATATTGAATACTCCTATGGGGCAGATTGTAAAAGGTTTGGTCGAAGGTGGCGTTCAACTAGGAGTGTCTAGTCGTGGTATGGGAAGCCTTGAAATGAAAAATGGTGTCAACCATGTAGCAGATGATTTTCTGCTGAATACAGTTGATATCGTACAAGATCCTTCTGCCCCTAATGCTTATGTAAATGGCATTATGGAAGGAGTTTCTTATGAGCAGGATAGACCTGGTCATTTTGTCAAGGTAATTGAAAAAGGTGAGACAGAAGTGAAAGAATCTAAAGTAAGTTTCTCGGAAGAGCAACAAACTAAAGGTTTTGAGCATTTCCTCTCTAAACTATAATCTCTATAGGAGAAAATAATGTCTGAATTAAAAGACGATATTGCTGAGGTTATTGTAGAGGATACGCAAGTGGAAGCAACAGAAGTCGTAGAGACTGCTGAAGCACCTCTTACGGAAGCTCGTACAGTATCAGCAATACAAGCATCTATGGCAGGAATGTCTAAAGATGGCCTTGACGCGATCTTCGAAGCAGCGAAAAAAGCAGAAGCGAAAGCTAAAGTGGAAGACGATGAAGAAGAAGAGGACGATGAAGGTGATGAAGATGAAGGTGATATAAAAGAAGGTGGTAAAGCTAAGAAAGAGTCTAAGAAATCTAAGACTGAAGCTGATGACCCTAAAGCAGATACACTTAAGAAGAAAAAAGTGAAAGCTGATGACGGTTCTGAAGGTGATGTAGTCGAGAAGAAATTTAAAGAAGATGTTGAAGCGTTAATTAAAGACGAAGATACATTATCTGAAGGTTTCAAAGCGAAAGCTGAGACTATTTTTGAAGCAGCACTAAGTTCTAAAATCATTTCTGAAACAGCAAAATTAGAAGAGCGTTATGCATCTGATCTAGCTGGTGAAGTTGAAGCTATTAAAGAAGATTTGGTTGATAAGGTTGACGGTTACTTAACATATGTAGTCGAAAACTGGATGAAGGATAACGAAGTTGCGATTGAGCATTCTTTGAAATCTGAAATCACAGAATCATTTATTGATTCTCTAGGTCAGTTATTTGCTGAACATCACATCAATGTGCCTACAGATAAAGGAGACATCTTAGATGCTCTATCTGAAGAAGCAAAAGATGCGAAGTCACAGTTAAATGATGCAACTGCAAATGCGATGGATCTTGCTGAGAAAGTTAAAGCTTTCGAACGTAAAGATATCGTTGCTGAAGCATGTAAAGGCTTAGCAGCAACTGAAGAAGCAAAACTACGTGAATTAACTGAAGCTGTTGAAGCTGATGATAACACAAGTTATGCAGCTAAAGTAGCAACAATTAAGGAATCTTACCTTAGTAAAGATACCACAGTAGAAGCAACTCCGGAAGTTGATGCGATCACTGAGGAAACACAAGAAACACAAGTAGTATCTGATCAAATGCAGAAATACTTGAGCGCAATGACGCGTACTTAATTCCAATTAGGAGAATATAAATGGAAATTAATCAACAAGTTTTACAGGAAAAATGGGCTCCTGTACTTGATTCACAAGAAGCTGGCAAAATCGGTGACGCGCATAGACGTCGTGTTACTGCTGTCGTTCTTGAGAACTCAGAAAAAGCCTTTGCAGAAGAGAATCAGTTAACTGAAGCTGCTGCAGCCAACATGAGCAATGGAACTGGTGTAAGTAACTGGGATCCAGTTCTTATTTCGTTGGTAAGACGTGCGACTCCTGCAATGTTAGCGTTTGATCTAGTTGGCGTACAGCCAATGACTGGACCAACTGGCCTAATCTTTGCAATGAAATCGCGTTATTCAACTCAAGGTGGTACTGAAGCATTATTTGCAGAATCTGATACTGGATTCTCTGGTGCTGCTAACGGTTCTACTACTAATAGCAACGATCCATTTGCTGGTGATACTGATACTCCTGCTGATGTAGATGACTACACTCCAGGTTCTGGTAACTCTTTGGCAACTGCTGAAGCTCAAGGTACTGCGAGTTCACCTGCAATACCTGAAATGGCGTTCTCAATCGATAAGACTACTGTGACTGCAAAGTCTCGTGCTCTTAAAGCTGAGTATACTACTGAATTAGCACAAGACCTTAAAGCGATTCATGGTCTTTCTGCTGAGACAGAACTAGCGAATATCCTTTCAACAGAAATTCTTGCTGAAATGAACCGTGAAATCATCCGTCTATGTAACGTTAATTCTGTTACATCTACTCGTGGTGCTTCTGCTGGTACATGGAATGCAACTAATGCTGTTGATAATGGTGGTGCTCGTTGGTCAATTGAGCGTTACAAGGCACTTGTTCAAGCAATTGAGCATGAAGCTAACAAAATTGCTGTTGACACTCGTCGCGGTAAGGGTAACTGGGTAATGGTATCTAACAATGTTGCTGCTGCATTAAATGCTGCTGGCGTTATGGATACTGGATTGGGTGCATTAGGTTCTCAAGCTATGGATTCTGACGTAACTGGTTCACTTAGAGCTGGTACTTTAAACGGCAACATGGCTGTTTACATTGATCCATATGCTGCAGTAGATTACTTCACAGTTGGTTATAAAGGTTCAAACCCTTATGACGCTGGAATGTTCTATTGCCCATATGTTCCATTAAGCATGATGAAGACAATTGGTGAGAATGATTTCCAACCAAGGATCGGATTCAAAACTCGTTACGGTATTGCTGACAATCCTTTTGTCACAGCTGGTGCTGGTGCGAACGTATACTACAGAAAACGTAAGGTTACTAACCTGTAATTTTCTAAATATACAACTAAGATCCCCCTTTATTGGGGGATTTTTTTACTCTATAAATAGTACATGAATTATTTAGTCTTATATCAAGGTGGAATGGCAGGTACATGGTTAGCTTGGTTAATTAATCAGCATGCCAATTTTCCTAAATACAATAAACATACAAAAGAATCAGGACTTGACATCGGTT